CCATTATCTGCAAGAATACCGAGTAGTGCTGCTGTTTCTTCAAAGCTTACACCTAACTGCGCTCCTAATGGACCTACATATCCCAAGGCAGTACCAAGGTCATTCATAGATAGTGCCGTCTCGTTTACAGCTCCTGTTATTATGTTGGCAAATTTATCAGCTTCTTCGGCTGTAGCTTGAAACTGATTGAGTGTCTTCTTCAATGTCGCTGCTACACCTCCCGCTTCTTCGCCGAGTGCTTGAGATAGTAATGCAATAGGTCTTGTAAGCTCGGCAATCTCCTCTATTGGAGATCCTAACTTAGCAAGCTCTTTTTGTAGAGACACAACCTCGGTAGCTGTTAAAGAAGTAGCTCCTGCTACATCGAAAACTACATCCTTTAGCCTTGATACCTCATCCGCCGTGAGTCCAGCTACCGCTCTTAAATCCGCTAATGATTTTTCTAATGCAATAGCTCTTTTCGCAGAACCCACGGTTAACTCTCTGAAGGCTGTTAATGCAAGATTAAGGACTTGGTAAGCACCGTAGAAGGATATAATAGTTTTTATGTTCTTTCCTATATTGCCAAAGAACCCTTTACTTGCTTTGTTGGCTTTTTCAGTGGCTTCGGCCTGCTTCTTAGTCGCCTCAGCAGCTTTTCCTGTTTCTGCCGCTATTTTACCTTGAGCCTTTCCAAGCTTAGTGGAATTACCGGAAAGTTGGGATATCTGGCTGTTTAGGTCTTTAAGCTTATTAGCAAGTTGTTCTACAACTCCGGCTACAGTAGTTAAAGTATTCTGTAAATTTGATAGTCTCTTATCGTTACTCATTTCTCGAGTTTTTCTAACATTTGTTCAATTCTATACGTCATCGTAGCCCAAGTATACGCTGGGTAATCTTTCAGATACCTACCGTAAGCACGGGTTAATGCTCCCTTTAGTCCCGCAGGACCTTGCAGGAATTCCATCCAGCCACTACCAGCATATCCATTTACTTGTAGCTTTTGGGTTATTGGTTTGGCTATATACTTAGCCACGGAGTAGCTTACTTGATCTCCATAGTAATCAAAGGTTTTGTAGCCATCCTTTCTTCTGTAGCTTGCCTGCCATCTACTACCTGGGTTTCTCCTTGCTTTGGCGTAGATCCAATTTGCAATCTCTCCTTGAGTCACTCCAGAGGAAGAGAATCCTTCACTTAGTTTTTGAGCATAGCTCGCGGCTTCAATCTTCGCGGAGAATTCATCCAAGCTTATACCTAAACCTAAATACCTGTCTCCGGTTAGCTTTACCCTTAAGAACCTCTTCGTCCATACCTTGTTGCCATCAGTAGCTGGCATTATAGACTTCTCTAAATTACCCGTAGCCCTATGGTCGTAAGGATTGCCTTCTTTGTTTTGAGGTCCGCTGAGGTTTCTTTTTAATAGAGATATAACCTTACCCTTGTTTAATTGGTCTTGTAGGTAAAATTGTAAAGCCCCTCGCTGTTGGTATGTAGCTTTAAGAGGAGTTTTTTCACTTAATATGATACGAAGACGTCTCTCTAAGTTATCCATATTAAACGTCTATATCCCTATTGTCTGGATTTCTACCTATAGAGAAGCTACAGTTTCCAGTAGCCGTAGTTATATTGTAATCGTCAGCAGAAAAGCCTTGAAGGTTTACCTCGTCAAAGCGTTCCTCTCCTAATAGATTTTGACCAAAGTAATCTTGCAATTGACCCATAACGAACAGGTTCTCTTGATTAGAGTTCATAAGAGCTAATTCGTCGTACAATGGCACCTTGTCAATTACAATTACATTGAAAGTAACATCATACACAGGACTGTTACCCGATCTCGATACGTTTGCGCTATCAAGGTTTACATACATACCTCTATGGGACACCTCAACGTTTTGCAGGTCCTCTAACGAGCCTATGAGTTTGAACTCATTAATCATACCGTGAGAATCTCCAAAAGCCTTGAATAGCTCGTATATCGTTACTAAATCGTTCACTGTAGTCTTTTCTTAATTTACAATTTACGCATAGCTTGGCTTTGCCTTTGCTTTGCTGACTCTATCTTGTTGCGCTGCGCTAAATACGACATTTCAGGCAGCACTGTACTCATTGGCAACATATATATCTCCCCGTATCTTGTTATGTCTTCGTTTGCCAACATCCTAACAATAGAGTACCAGTACCATTGCTGATTAAACAACATATCAGAAGTCTTCTCTTCTGGTTCTGACTCCTCTTCATCTTCAGTATCTTCCGGAGCATCATAGAATACACCCGAAAAATCTTTGAATAAAGTCTTCTCTCGGTTTTTTATAAATTCTGTGAGTATCCAATAGCACTCACGAACATCCGTGTTTAGTATACGTTGCTCGTTTTTCTTCTCATCAACTGTGTTTTCATTGTCAAATTCAGTATGATGATGCGGTCGGCATATCAACTTTAGTAATTCCAAGTCTACTAAGTGATCTGGTAGTTTAGTTTTACCGGTTATTATCTGCTCTATCATTATGAATTGACCAAGAACAAGTGAATCTATACTCAATCTAACAGACCTTAAGTCTTTAGGCTTCAACGTTTTATCTTCTATAGGATATGTATCCTCAGAAGAACGAACGAAGTCTAACGCCTCGAGAGGCCTCATCTTATTTATGTGGTCGTTTATATCTCCCTCAGACAGTATGTGCTGCATAAGGTCGATGTGCTGACGAAGTGATATCATAAGAACATTGTTATACCACCGTCTTGCTCTTCCACAGCGCAGTACGCTGTTATGGCGAGACTCATCACACAGTCATCGTGTTTTCCGTCGGTATTACTAAACTGTAGGTTTCCTGTGATTGGGTTGCGCTTACTCTTGTAATCATACAACTCTTTCACTAATACATCGTATTCCGGTATTTTAATTTTATGATCTTCAAAAAGCTTAATGAGGTTCTTGATTATCTCTGGCTTACTCTTGCTTGTCGTTTGAAAGGGTATCATCTTATACATCCTATCGTCATCAGTAATCTCATCAAAGAGTAGATCATTGTTGTTGACCTCAAAGTATGCAGCCGCAAGTTTATCAAAGTGTTTAAGGTAAAAATCTTTAATGCGTTGCTTGAATTCTACAGAATCCATCCCCTGTTCTTTGAAGTTGAACCTATCAATGTCAATCACTTGGTACTCTTCTGTCATTGCAGTGAGTACGGTATAATCTTGCGCCACCCCGATATCCATACCGATGTATACCCGCTCGTACTCTTGAGGTAGGTGTTTAGTAATGGAATCCTCAATATCGGAAAACAAGGCGTCCGCACTAACGGGTCTACATAAAAACTCTTGATTGAATTGCGCCTTCGTCATACTCTTGCGTATACCCAGCACCGTCTCCTCCACCTTATGGTCGTTAAGGTCTAAATACGTCCGCTTAATAGACTTTATCTGCTTAAAGTTATCTTCCTTAAGTCCACGTTGGTACCATTCCCAGTACCAGTTCTTACCGTTGAAGGTACTACTCATCACTACCCTACCATTGGTCCGGGTAACCATAGGCAGCAATACCTCATTGATAAACGCCTCCTTGATAAAGGCAGCTTCATCAATGTAGATAAAATCAAGGGTCGCCCCCCGTAGGTTATCCCCCGCCTCAGAAGATCGGAACTTAATAAAGCTACCGTTGTAGAAGTATATCTCGTTATGCTTTCTATCAAACCTTGTTATGATTTGGTCAAACAACTCTTGATGGGCACTAAACATCCCCTCAATGTCCTTCATAACCTTGTTGGCTTGCTCCTGTATAGGGCTTACCCAGAACATACGGTGCTTCTTGCTGTTTAAGGCTCTCATTACCGCATCGTTCATCATCGCAAAGGTCTTACCCGTTTGCCGCCCCATAGCGGCTAAGGTTATAAATGGTTCCTCTTCGTAGATGATGCGTAAAAAGTCCTTTTGAGGCTCAGTAGGGTTATACAGTTTTATCTCCATTAAACATCAATATAATCAGTGTCTTCATCCTCCTGATTTGTAGCAGTAAGGTCTATAGTTGCTTTAACGTCTATCTTCGTCTGATGAACCTTAGTAGGAGCCTTATACCCCTGCATATCGTTGATAATCTTTATAGACTCCATCGCTGCCTTTGTATCCCCATTAGACAACGCTACATCTCGTATCTTAATCAATGCCGTAAGGTTGGTACCCTTTGCAGCTTCAATACTCTTCATCTCCGCATTAGCAATAGCCATAAGCTCTCTATGGAAAGCAGTACCTGCGTTTCTCCTATCCCGATAGTAGGAAGTATAATTAAGCTCCCGAGCTATCTTGCTCGAGGCCTCCATACCCTCCTCTGCAATCCTATCAATAAACTTACTTTGGAGATCCGTTAGTTCCGCACCTTGGCCCTTAACTATCTTACCACTATTATTTCTTTTTGCTGGCATAATAAATTATTTTCCTTGGCCCCTGTATTTCTTCTTGTACCCAGACTGGCCCTTTGAGGCATTCTTAGAATGCACACCATTGCGCTTCTTACGAGGACCTTCTACCTTAACCGTTGCTGCTGTCTTCTTTGCCATTGTTTTTCTTGTAAGTGTATAACGGAATATTATGTGCGCCTAATCTACCCGTGAAGGTTAACTCACTAAAGGTTGGTGCTGTCTCATCACTATGATACCATTTCCAAATAGAAGTCTTCACCCTTTGGATACAACTGCCACACGCAGTCTTAGGATTCTCTTGCCTCGGAAAGTATTTACTCTTGCCTACCATCGAGTTGTAAAACTTAAACATCTCTGACTTGGTATCACCTTTAGGCATTGTTCCGCTCAATAAGGCTATTAGGAGTTCTTTAGCTGACATATCTTAGTCTTTTGGTATGATTGTATAGAAGTGTTTAATTGAGTCCCTTAGAAAGGCTCTAAATGAATCTACAAGATAGTGAATAAATCTATTCATTAATATATCCGCCTTAAAAAAACTTCCTGTATATACTTAGTGTGGATACTTAGTATACCCGTATATACTCCCCCTAAAGGGGAGAGTATACAGTTCTCCTTTGTATATACTAAGTTCGTAAGAGTATATATATACATAGGAATACATACTATGTATATACAAGGGAATATTTCAAGTTTATTTGGTTTGGCATTCACATAGCTATTCCCCGCGGGCACTGAGGGCTAAGTTATCTCTACGCCTCCTTCGTCCGGTCACTATTGCCCGTGGGTCCCTTGGTCGGTCCTACATTGGTGGCCCGCCGTTGTATATAAGGGCCTTAATCGGTCCAATGTCGGGGCCTTAGTTGGTCCGCTGGTGGTGTGGATCCGGTGAAGGGCGGCCGGTGTATTGTAACGGGGTGGGGCCGGGGCGCGTAACTCTCGGGCCTCTTTCCTTCTTTTCCTTCCGTCGTTCCTTCCGTACTGGATCACCTTAGGCCATAAAAAAAGCCCGGCATTATAGCCGGGCCTTCGTTGGGTGTTGATCCTTTACAGGTGCTTAAATGTAGTTCTTGAGTTGCTTAACGTGTCGCCGATCCTCTGAGAATATAAAGGTCCGGCCGTTGGTTAGGCTACTATGATGGTTCCGGCTGGCTAAGTTTATGCGCTGGCCGTTGGTCTTGATCCAGTGGGCGCGCTTTCCTTCTCTCACTTTGAGGGGCCGCGCTTCTATCGTTTCAAAAATACTATACATTGGTCCCGGTGTTTAGGTGTGACGTAATTACAAAGCCGCTCGTGTCCTTTTTGGCGTCGCCTTTGGCCTTAAGTCCCAGTATTAAACCTTTGCCTTTCCGGGTGCGTTTAAGTACACCAGCGGCGGCCGCTGCTTTGATCATAAGATCATCGGACGCGTCGCCGTCTATAACTTCAAAGCCTTTGTAAAGCTGGGGCAATTTCTCAGCGAATACGGCCGAAACGATCCCGCTATTTTTTAGGATCTCGAGGGCCTGCGGTTCGTTATCCTCGGCCCGGCTAAATGTTAGTGTATAGTTAGTCCCGGCGTACCTTTTAACGCGGTGAGGGTCTTTTGTGTAGTCGTAAAATACAAGGCCTTCCAATTGCAGTGCGTCAAGTCCGGCGCGATTCTTAAGCAAGTATAAAAAATCAACGTCCGTGGTCCCGTTTAAACGAATGGCCGCCTTTGTTCCCTTCTTGAGTTGCTTCTTATTGATCGCGATAAGTTCTAAACTTAATTGAGCTAAAAAGGTTTTTTTGTCCCTTATGAAATATTCGCTTTTATTCATTCGGGCGCGTTGCACGTTGTTAAACTTTCCGCGGCCGGCGGTATATAAGCACGCGGCGGTGCATCCTTTACTACGGAACGGACAAAGGTCCGCACCTTTACTATTTTGGGCCGCTGGACTCATATACAAAATAAACGTTTCGAGTGCGTTTTTACTTGTTTTGGCGTTGGTTGTTCCTTTGCTTAATAGCTTTGCCGGTATTGTGTACGCTGGCGGCGTTGGTGCCGCTTTTAATGTTTGGCCCGGGTTCGGGTTTAGTGCGTTGGCTAATTCTTGAAAATCGATCATTGTCTTAAGGTTTTAAAGTTTAATAAAAATTGTTTAGTTCGGTTTCGGCGTTGCTGGTTAATGCCTTTAATAGATCCGGACTAAGTGCCGCGGCTGGTATTGTGTATTCGTTGCCGTTTACGTCTATGATAAGGCCGTAAATATCAGCGGTCCAGCCTTCCTGTATTCCGGTGCCGTTGTGGTCCGTTTCGCTTTCGTTGTGGATCCCTTCGCCGTGGATCATTAGCCCGGCGCCGGTGTCGATGTCGCTCAAGTCTTTAAACATTGCTTTTTCTTTTTAAGGTTTAACGTAGAACGAAGGACGCGAGCAAATAAAGCGCGCCAAAAAAGGCAAGGGCTTCAAGTGTTCCGCCTTCGCTTCTTTTCTTTTTTCTTGTTGTGCTGGTTTGTACTTTGTTTGTTTTCATTGTCTTAAGGTATTAAGGTTTTTACTTGTTTTTTCTTTCTTTTCTTATTTGTTCCCAAGTTTTAGACTCTTTAAATGTGTCGTCAAAAAATAAACCAACACAAGGAACTAAAACAACGGCAAAACAAATAATTCCAAAAATATACATTGCATCCATAATAAAAAAGGTTTTAAAGTTATGGCCCGGGGGCCGTTCGTTTGTTTGATGGTGTAAACATATAACCTTTTTTTATATTTCATCCCTTTACCGGGGTTTATTTTCATTTATTTTTAAAATAGGGTATAAATACCTAATGCCTTTAGAGGTGAGTTGATCCAATGAATGCCGCGCCGTTGCTGGCTTCAGGTGATCCGGGTTCCTGGTTTCGGTGTTAGTGGTCCGTCCCTGATCCGGGGCCAAATTGAGTGAAAATACTCAGGTGGTCCACCGGTGCAATCGCCACACGCGTGACGGACGCACACACATACGAATAAATCGCGAAAGCCGAAAAAACTGGGGGCTTTTTGGGGAAATTCCATAACGCGAATGCCCGAAGAATCTGGGGGAAATTATTTTTTTTAGACTTTTTAACAGAAATGTTTGCAAGTTAGAAGTTTTATATTACTTTTGGAGGGAATCAAAACAATTACAATTATGAAAAACAAGGTATCAGTAACTAAAGGTTACGCAACAGAGTTCAAGTCGGAACTACAATCAAGTGGTAGAATCTTCGGAGGTACCTACATTAAAAAGAATGGTGAGGTTACCAGTTTCAATGGTCGTATGGGTGTTGCCAAGTTTACTAAGGGAGGCAAGTCTTCTATCAAGGAAAGCAACTGGTTGATCTGGGACAACAATCGTAAGCGGTATATGCAGATTATCCCGGA